TATCACTTAAAGTATAGTTTATTAAGTCTAAAGTCTCAATAAGGTATTCATCTATATTACTCATATCGTGTTTATATTCTATATAAGAATAGAGTTCTGAAGCTTAAAAAGGAACACAAATATGTTTATTTTGTAGAAATTTCTTTTCTACTATCTATGACCCCCTCAAGCCTTCATTCCACGAAATATTTTTTAAAAAAACTTTATACTATACTAACATGGCCGAAATGGGGACATTTGAGAAAAAATCTGGAAAAATAAACAAATTTGTTGTTCTGAGATTAGTTAGCTATGCTTGTATAAAATAAAAATGGATAAATTACATAGATTAAGAAACTTAAATAAACAGTTTAATAAAAAGTATGTAGACTTTACTAACACCCAGAAACTTGGTAAGTTTATAGGTGTATTAAGGCAAGGTATTAATATAGTTAACAAGATTAATCAAGAAGAAAGAATAACGGGTAACCTTAAAGGTTCTTCAGATCTAGAAGATAACAATTTAGTTGATAATTTATACCAGACCGTTTCTGAAGCAACTAATAAAAAAGACTTAAAAATAGAAGAAAGAGAACCTAAAATAGAGGTAGAAAAAGTTAGAGTTGTAAGTAAAAAATCTATAGATCCCGGAAATATACTAATATTTAATTACATTGATGAGTTTGGGCAAGTTTCTATAAGAAAAGTACTGACAGTTAATTCATCCAGAACTCTTGGTGGCACTTGGTTTGTAAGCACTAAAGAGAATGATTTACTAACAGCTTACGACTTAAATGAGGTATCTATTGAGTTATTAGTAGATATATTAAAGAAATTACTTAATAATAAACAAGCCTGTACTTACCAGAGTAGTCCTACAGAACTACTCAGTATAGTGCCTAACTTAAAAAGTAATGAATTTAGAACATATAATATAGATAACATTACGGCTGCACACGTTTTGAAGATTAGAGAAACAAAAAAATAGTATGGTTACTCCCAGAGATTTTACTAGAGCCTTGGAAGGTTTGGTTAGGTTAGGTCAAAACTTTACCTCAACTAGAAATAGATCAGGTGGCATGGAAAATTCCATGTTCGCAGGAACAATAAAAAATGTTCTAACCTATTCTGGGTTATACAGGATACAGGCTGGTATCTTTGGATTAATTGGAGAAGTTTCTCAGTTACAAAAAACATTGCTCTCCTATAGAACCGATATCTCAAAAGCTAACAACTTTTTAGGAGACAGTATAAAAGGTTTAGATGGCAGCACACTAAAGAATTTGAAAAATGCTGTCACTCTTTACGGAATGGGGTTTAGGGACAACAATAAGCAATTATTAAAACTCGCTAACATAATGGATATGACAGGTCAGGATACAGCATCCTTTATGGAAGCTCTTCCTGACGTAGCATTTAATCTTAGGTTGAATTCTGATGGTTTAGGTAACCTACAAATAGCAACGCTAGCGACTGGAGAAAAGTATGGTGTTGCAACAGATAAATTAATAAAAACAATTTCTCAGTTACCCGTATTTAAGACAGCAGGATTAACTGATTTTGGCCCACAATTATCAAAAGCATTTGCAGAAATTACGGCTAGACTTGGGCCAGCAGGAGAAAGCGTTGCTAGATTTGCTAGTGAGTTCCTAACCGATCAAAAGAACATTGGAGTTCTTGCCGCTGCTGGAGCTTTAGAGTTAAGATCACAAGCTGAGAAAGCTGCTGCGGCTGGAGATAAGGCTGGTTTCGTAAAATATATTGGTGAAGCTGCTGATAGAGTTTCAAGATTTACTAATACTTTGGTAGTGAATAATGCTAAAGCAATGGAAGGAACTTTTGGTCAAATTGGCGCAATTGAGATGTTGCAACCTATAGTAGGAACTTTTGGGGCAGACGCAGTAAAAGCTTCAACAGCAATACAAAATTTTGATTTAACCACTAAGAAATCTGCTGAAACTAATTTTAATTATTCTGAGTCTCTTTCTGTCGCCATAGACAAATTAACAACTCAATTTCTTCCAGTAATAGTAACGATAGTTGAATCTTTAACTTACGTTATTGATGTTGGTGGAAAGATGCTTAATAACAAATTTGTTTTGGTTGTAGGTGCTTTAGCACTTCTTATTAAAGGTATCGGGCCAGCAATAACTGCGGTAGGGACTTTTGCTCAAGGCGTGCTACATGGGGCTAGGAGAATTAGTTTGGCAATTAGACAGATGGAAATGGCTAATGCAGGAGTTGGAGCAAGGTCTACGAAGGGAGCCGCAGGACTGGCTTTAGGGGCTCTTGGTGGTCCTTTTGGAATAGCTTTAGGAGTGTTAAGTTTAGCTATACCAGCTATAATGGCAGTAGGTGAAAAGAATGAAGAGAATATTAGAAAAACTGCTGAAGCTGCTCAGAGACAAAAGGAATTATTAGAGGAAGAAGCCAAATCTAGACAAGATCAAACTAAACAACAAGAGTCTATTTACTCAAGTGTTTTTAGGTCAATTAACAGAGATTTGATGTTTGCAGTTACTAATATGAGACTAGATGCAGCAACATCTCAACAAAATGCTAAAGAACAATTAGATTTATTAAAATTGATAGCAAATAATGGAAGTCGTGCATTAGATGCGAATTACAATAACCCTAGCAAGAAAGCAATACCATGAGTGGTTTTTTAGGACTATTTGGAGGAGGTAAAGGTTCCAACGCACTTGGTGCGAATATTGACAATCCTTTAAAAAGATTTTTACAAGAAAGATCTTTTCTTGTTTTTGAATTTTTTGATGGCAATCCTTTAATTTCTCTTTTACCTTTTTTTGAAAATATAACTATAACAGAAGATCAAAAAGCTAATTATGCAGTTTATGATCTAATAGGAAGAGCAGGAAATTTGTATGCATACACGGGAGCTAAATCGAGACAATTTAAATTAAATTTTAAATTAACTGTTCCTCATATACATCATATTTTAAGAAAAGAAGGTTTTGATTTTGTTGATTTATCTTTAAAAAATGTAAATTTTGATAATAAAAAAGAAATAAGAGAATTGTTTTTAAATCCTCCTACAGTTAATCAAACAGTTCTAAAAACAACTAACAGTGTATTTGATTGGTCAGAGAAAGCAGTAAGTAACTATGAAGCTTTGGTCGAGAAAGATCCTAATTTAATTAAATCATTAGGAACAGAAAGTTTATTGGATCAAGGAAATAGATCAGCTTTAAATGCAACAGCTAGACGCAGATTTAGATACAATTTTAATTCTAATCAACGTGCTGTTAATTTTGTTTTATGGTGTATTAATTTAGTTAGAAGTAGTGTAATTAATAATTCAAAAAATTCAATTTATGGACCACCTATAATTAGATTAAACCATGGATTGATGTACAATAACGTTCCTTGTATTTGTACAAATTATTCTATTAAGGAATCAAACAATTCAAGTTATGACGTTCCTAATTTATTTCCTAACGTTATAGATGTATCTATGACATTAGAAGAAGTAAGGGATAGTTCAACAGATTATTTTGTTCCCGGTCGTGCATACGAGGGAGACGCAGTTGCAGGGTGGAATGACTTACATAAATACAAAACTATGGACCCTTATAATGGTATCTGGGGATCTAGCAAATGAGTTATCTTAATCATCACCTTAGAGGGTTTGAAACTATAAAACATAAAGGAAAAGATATAACAGTATCTGTAACTTCTCCAGAATTTAACTTATTTGTTATAGGTTTAAAAAATTTACAATACAAAATAGCGTATATCCCAGCGGGTTATGAACATAGAGCAGATTTAATTTCTGAAATTTTTTATGATACTCCAACCTATGATTGGTTGATTTGTCTGTATAATAACATATCTGATCCATTTAATGAGTTGAATTTAAATGATAGAATTTTGATACCAAGTATTTAATATGACTTCTTTATCTACAAATCCTACGAACAAAACAATACTTTCACCACAAATTATATTGGGATCAAAAAAACTGCCAACATTCCAACCTTTTTTGTTAGTAACCAGTGATTATGATATAGCTAGGAAGTTTATGTCTCCGGGATCTTCCTTTTATGACATTTTAAAAGACATAAAAGATTCTGATGAAATTTTATTATCACCTACAAAGAATAATCAATATTTTCAAAATTTTGATTATAACATTGGATATACTAAATCAGATGTATTTACTGTAGATTTAACTTTAATAGATTCTGATTATAAATTTGAAACATTTTTTTTGAAATTTCTTTTCAATGAAGAAAGATACAGAAAACTTGCTGAAGATAATTTGGTTAAGGAATTATTAGAAAAAATTAATAAAAACATATTTGATCCCTCGACACCGTTAGCATGGGGAAGACTTGAGAGAGCAGCCGAAGAGTCTGCATTTAACATAGAAGAAATTCAATCAAGGTTGAATAAAAAAATTGTAGAAAAAATTCAATCTTTTGTATATTTTGTTTTCGGTATTAATGATGTAATATCTACTCCAATAGTTACTCAATTTAGAAGTTGTGAAGTAAGTCAATCTTCGGATGGATTTAAAAAAATAAAGTTAATATTTCAAACAATGGGTCATCCCTATTTATTGTCTGATTTAACAAAATTTAATCCAAATACCGAAGGTTTGGGGAGGGCAACTGAAGAATCTGGTTATAAAAAATATGTTGCTTATGAGCTTACTCAAAAAGCTAACTTAGTTAGTTTGGTAAAAGAAAAATTATTAGATTCTTTTATAAAAACAGTTATTAAAAATTTATTTACAAGAGTTAGTAATGGAAAAGACGTTGTAGTCTTATTACCTGACTTTGATAAACTTTACGAAAAATTTATAAAAACCCATGTATTTGATTCAAGGATACAAGCATTAATTACATCAAAAGAACCTTTTCATAGCCCTCAACTATCATTTAGAAAAAACGATTTAATAATTTGGTATCAAGTTACTACCTTTTTAAGATTTTTAGGTTTTGAAATTGAAACTGACTTTTTCAAAAAAAGACAGGAGAGGGAAGGAAAGATCCCAGAAGAAGTAAAAACAAAACTTCAAGATTTTCAAAATCAAATTGATTTATTAAAAACTTATTTTAGAGATCTTAAATTAAACGATCAAGACTTTGCAAGACTCTTTGAAGCAGCAAATAAAGGGATAGATCCAGCACTTCAAGTAAGAATAGATTACTTAGTAAAAGAAAAGATTATTAATAGGAATGAATTAGAAAAAAGATTTAATGATTATAAAACAATAAAAGAAAGATATTTAGATTCTTTACGAACCTTGTTGTTACCAGCTTACTGGGAAAAAAATAAAGATCCTGCAACCGGAGTTAATACAAGAAATGATCCATTTAAAAGTAGTGTAGATGATCTTGAAGGTAGATGGACAGAATATTTGTTTCAAGAATTTGCTATTGATTTAGGTGTAGAACCTAGAAACAAATCAAATCAAATTGATTATACAAAAATTAACACTGGTTTTGCCTTAGATACGACTGAAATTAAATTTTTAATAATACAAAAACTAGACGGAACTTCTGAACTTGATAAAGTAATTCCTCATAAAACTTCATACATTAATTTTTATAAATTTTTAAATGAATTTTCTATCAATATGTCTAAAATAAGTCAAGATATACTTTATAAAATTGGAGTTTTTGAAGAAAATGATTTGACGAGATTAAGTGTACTAAAACAAAATTGTAAAGATTATTACTCTGCTGAACTGCTTGAACAACAAACCACCTTGCCTTTAATTAGTAATGAGTCTACTCCAGCTTTAGTAATTGCTGAAGATTGGATAGTAAGAAACTATTACACACCCTTAACAACAACAAAACTTAATAACAAATTTTATCCTTTATCTGAAAAAGATGAGAAGAACTTTGGTGCTAATAGTCCTTACTATAGATTTTTATATACCAATAGAATAATAAATAACAAATTTTTAAATTCTTCTTTTGGAGAAAATATAACCACAGATTATTTAGACATAAATACCAGCGTTGGAAATAACAAAAATTTCGATGAGCTTCCATTCTCTATGCCAATTTTTTTATGTAACGACACTAGAGCAAATGTTCTTAGTTATTCATTAGATGTAGACAAACTACAACACACTTCGACATTTTATCAATTAGTAAATTATTCTCAAAAGTCAGTTTTAACAGAAGCCTTAGCACCAGTAAGGCAAAGCATACTATCTCAAATTTTAAATTTTGATACTGTGACAAGTTATATTAAAGATTATGTTAACACAAAAAAATCAGGAACAGAGGATTTAATAATTGAAATAACAAATCAATTAAAGTCTGGAAAAGTAGATTTCTTTAATCAGGCTAATAAGTTTCCCGTAAAAGGATCTGGAGTTAAACAGGGTAAGGAAGCATTTGATTATTTTGCACAAAAATCAGGATCTGATTCTGAATCATTTGCTTCTTCAATAGCGTCTTACTTAGTAGATGACTTTTTAACTAATGCAGCAAATAATGGCAATACTGTAAACTTTAGAGCATATACAGATTTAAAATTAAATCCATTAATATTAAAATGGAATAATAAAAAAGAATTATATCAAAAATTATTTGTTGTATCGATAAAGACTTTGCCTTTTTTTCATCTTAATAATATAGAAAGACTGTTTTCTGGAGCTATTTTAATTATTAAAAATTTAGTAAATCCAAAGTCTCCAATTAACATTGCAGATGAGTATAATTTTTTATCAGGACTTTATTTTATTCAGTCATTCCGGCATGTAATTGGACTAACTTCAGCTTACTCTGAATTTTCTTTAATAAAAAATCCTGATGTTGGAGGTATAGAGTAAATTATGTTTATTTATACAGCAGAGGTTACTTCAGATATGGACTACACTAGACATGGTGTAGTTCAAGTTAAGTGTGTAGATGAACCCAGAATAACAGAGGTAATTTATACGACTCCCTATTTTAACCCTTTTTTTAAGGGTGGTATGTTTGCTCCCCCAGCAAATGAATCAAAAATATTAGTAACATATGATATTAAAAATAACAAAGCTTATTATTTAACTACTATAGTGGATTCTGGATCAAAATATGTAGATGATAAAGCGGAAGCATCAGCCGCCATGAGAACAGCACCAGTAGTGCCTAATCCTTTAGATTTGTACGAGGATTTAGCTCCAGCCTCCATGACATTTTTAAATGATGAAGATAATGGCTTATCAATAATTAATAGAAATTCACCAACTAGAATGGTTAATGAGACAGTTTTAAATAATGGAAGAAAACATTTATCATTAATATCATCACCCGAATCTGACGGAGTTGTTTTAGATAATGGTCATGGAGACTGGATTAAAATTAATGGAGCACCTAAGTCTGCAGTTGGGCAACCTACAACCGGATCCAGAAATGTACAAATAAAAAGTTTACTTGGACAACAATATGTAACTCATATGGGAGGAATAGATATCTCCGTTACTGACGGAAAAGATATCAATATTCAAAATACTTCCACAGGATGGTGGACTTTAGGAGGTTTGTTTGGGCCTAGATCAGGTAATGTAAATTTATTTAGTAAGTATGCAACAGTAAGACTGTCGGCAAAAGGAGTAGAGCCTACTCCTCAAGATGGTGGTTCTGTATTAATTGAAACTGCAACTGCTAATGTCCTTGTTAGTAATAATGCAATTACTATTAGAATGGATTCCGGTGGCGAGATAGAAATTAATGGAACTAATGGAGCTATTACTTTAACGAGTTTATCAGCAATAACTTTAGATGCTCCAAAAATAAGTTTAAATGCTGCCGATAGTATAGACATGACTGCTGAATCAATAAACATAGGTAATGGTGATACCAAAACTGTTAATATATACTCAAGTGAAGTAGTCAATATTGATGGTCCAGACGCTCTTAATTTGAATACGGAATCAGCATCCGAAGCTGATCCTGATAGTGCATTACCGGGCCCTAATAACGTGTTACTGGCCTACCTTAAGACGGAATATCCATCAGGAAACAAATATATATAATAAGTTATGGCACAGTTTAATACTAAAGAATTTCTAACTAATACTCAAGGAGGTCCTGAGGCACTAACTAGTGCATTCGGTATGCCTTCCTGTATGCTCAATTTGGCAGCAAACATTTTAGCTTTGCTGCCCGGAGACGTTCTACAAGCTATTAGAATGGATTCTATGATGGCTAAAATGGCTGCAGAAGAAGACATTGCAGCATTCGTAGCATGGGTTAGAGAAAAGACAGGATTGGATTACATATTTGATGAAAACGGTAGACTCAAATTCTTATCAAAATTCAGTTTTCTTGGTATTGATTTATTTGGATTTTTAACAAAAGTTTTAGCTTATATTTCTGCTCTTCAAGAATTTACAGCATCCATGTATGCAGCTTATCAAGATGTTCAAGCGCAAGTTGACGAAGCAAAACGATGCCTTGATGCTTATAAAAATTCAATGAAGAATAAAACTAATGAAATAACAGATGATGAAATTGAAAGCGTAGGAACTCAATTAGATTTTATAGACAATACTGTTCAATTCGTTCAACAAGTTACTGATTTAATAAATAGAATAGATGCAGAGCTAGCTGCTAGAGCAGAAGATCCAGATAGAGAACCAAAGTTCACCACAGCTTTTGGAGCAGATTTAAACTCATTACTAGCATTCACAACTGCAAATCAAATTGTTGATTTGGCTCCAACAGAAGAAGTAGAAGTATTTAGATTAACTTATGGACCTCCAAAGTCTAAATTTGGTAGGTTCCTTTTATCTAATGATGGAATTTATTATGATTCTCAGACTAGTGGGCTAACTTTAGCATTTACTGAAATTTCTAGGAGAAAACAAGAATTTGATTCTTTAAGTTCTTTGTTTTGGAAGTTTGAGCAAGACCCTAATTTAGGTGGAAGAGGTAAGGGTCTGTCTTTAACTCAAGTAAAAGAGTACATAGACAACATTCTCGATATCAATAGATTAGATGAATCTGAAGATTTACTTCCTTACTATGATGCAGACAATTACTTAGAACAATTAACTGCTCATAAAAATAAAAGAATATATGATTTATCTTCCATAATATCAGATCTTGAGAACGATCCTGAAGCCAGTCAGGCAGAGATAGTAAACACAAAACAATCATTAATTTCCGAACTAGCTGCGTTTACTAACAAAGTAAACAAAAGGAAAAAGCAAATAGAGCTAGCAATAAGATTGAGCCCAGAAAATAAATATGGGGTTGGTAACGTTCCACTAAATGATTTTTCTTATTTAGAAAATACAAATCTATTTTTTGATATTCAAAAACAAAGGGAACTTACTTTAGATCAAGATGATGTTAATGGTATAATTTTACCTATTCAAGCAACTTATGTGGTTCCTGCAAAGGATCAAACTGCTCAAACAATTGATCATTTATTGTTGTCAATGATTGGTGAAGGAAACATTTTAAATAGTGCTAGCTCTTATGAATCACAAACTCCTACAATATTAAGAGCAGAAACCGAAATTGTAAAAGATGGACTTCTTGCAGTTTATAATTTCTTAGAAACAAATATTGAACTACCGAGTTCAGTTGGATATTTATTAGATAATTGTATTACTAACAATAATAATTTAAATGCAAGACTTATAGCCAGTTCATTATCTAATGTATTTCCTAAAGGATTAGGCATACCCTATTTAAATGGAATAGTCAAATTTGATAGTGCTGGAACTATTTTAGGATTTAATAATCATGTTGTTCTTCCTTCTGTAAAACAGTTTGATGATCTATTTTATAATAAGAGTGGATTAACTTTAGACTTCTGGATTCATACATCATCTTTAATACCTCAAAATCAAGGTTCTGTGCAGCAGTTCTACAAGATAATTTTTGCAAATGAAAATACTGGTAGCTTAAAAGTTCCTCAAAATGAAAATGTAAATTACATAACTCCAGATAACTCAAATACGACTGTTAAAGGTTTGTTAATTGGATTTACAAGGGATCGTAGGATAACTCAAGGCTTAGAGGCATCTGAGCTTGATGTGAGTAATGCAGGATCTAATACATGTTTTTTCGTCGCCCCAACCCAGTCAATATCAGCATCCTCCATAGGGTTTATCAATAAATCTAGTGTTGTTTACGATGACACCACTAATTGCGTAGGAACAGTAGAACCTCTATGTTTTAAGAAAAGTATATCTGGGTTAGGTGAGGATAATATAAGCTTATCTTCTATAGAAGATTCATTCTGTCATTTAGCATTAACTTTTGATTACATAAATGATAGTATTTCTTTATATTTAGATGGTAAATTATTAGAAACTTCATCTTTAAGTAGATCGATATTGCCATCTATAAAAAAGGCATTAAATATTCCTTCTTTTGTTGTCAATATAAATCCTACTAATAATTTTGATTTACAAGTTTTTAACAGCTTTAGCTATACAGATAAGGTGGTTGGTATATCAAATAGAATTAATTATGGACTTCCTTTTAATAACGAATTAAGAGCTAAAGACACACATTATAAATTTACTCCTTGGGTTATAGGTGGTGGATTTACAGATGGTCTCCCTAATGGAAACTTTATGGGAGGACCTTATTCTGGTAAGAGATCTGCTCTAGATGGGTATATTGGAAGTTTTAAGATATACAATAAACCTTTAAGTAAGCAAGAGATAGTAAATAACTATACAGCCCAGTCAAAATTCTTTAAGAATATAGACGTAACATAATTATGGTATTAAATTCTGACACTAAAGTTTTTGGTGTACCCTCTACTAATGAGGTATCCTTACGTTCTGGATCAAAGGTTCAGAAGTATTATGGTCTTATTTTTCCAATAGGATCTAATACAAACTCGGGATATTTTTCTAAATCCAGTGGTGTTGAATTAATTAAAAAAAATCTACTTCAATTACTAAGAACCAGTAGAGGGGAAAGATTTATGTTGCCTAATTTTGGAACAAATTTAAAAAAATATTTATTTGAGCCAATAGATGAATTTTTATTCAGTAAAATAAAAAAAGAATTATCTACAACGATTGCATCCTATGCTCCTTATGTTAATTTAATTGATATAGATATTAGTTCAACTGATCAAAATCAATTTAGGTCTGGTATTTATATTAATTTGATTTGTTCTTTAAGAGATGAAGACAGCGTTGTATTTGAAGTTAATTTAGGATTATAATAATGTCATTTAATGGATTAATAACCTCTGACTTTTTAAAGCAAACTAGATTAGATGATTCTTTAAAAGGATCTTTAATAGATTTTACTGCTTCTGACTTTTTAACTCTTAGAGAGTCTTTAATAAAATATATTCAAGCAGCTTATCCACTAGATTATAATTACTTTGTAGAGTCTGACTTGGGGATGGTATTTATAGAACTTGTTGCGGCTATGGGCCACATTATGTCTTATAAAGCAGATTTTTTAGCTAATGAAAATTATCTAGCAACTGCTCAAAAAAGATCAAGTGTTAAAAAATTATTAAATTTAATAGGAGTTAGGATGAGAGGACCAACTGGAGCCGCAGCTAATGCTAGGCTTACCTTACAAACTCCTAGAACATCAGGAACATTGACGATACCATTAGAATCCAGAACTTTTACGGTAACCTCACCGGAAGATAACACACAACTAACCTATACTTTGTATAAGTATAATCCTAATGGATTTGTAGAATTAGATAATACAGAAGGTGATTTGGAGTTTCCTTATACAAACGCAACAAGTGCTATCATAGATTCTTTAATTTTACAAGAAGGAAACTTAGTTCAACAAACAGGCACTTTTGCAGATACTGATGCTTTAAAATCAATAATATTAAATCAAGCTCCAATAATTGAAGGTAGTGTTCAAGTTCAAATTACTAGTCCATTACCTGAAAACACTGGGTCTTACAGGCAGGTTGAAAATATTTATTTTGCTTCTGGATCTGATGATAAAGCTTTTCAATTAATTTCAGATGATAGATATGCGGGCACAATATTGTTTGGAGACAATTTACAAGGAAGGTCCCCAGCAGCAGGAGACTCATTTGTTGTTTTATACAGAGTCGGTGGAGGAACGAGAGGTAACATTGCCAAAGGAGTTATAAATGCTCCGATTTCTTATGATTTGGAAAATGTAGGAATTCGTACAGGCATAATAGAGAATACTTCTTTGGGTACTGGAGGAACAAATGCTCAGACTATTGATAATGCCAAGCGTTATGCTCCTTTGTATTTTAAGTCTCAAGATAGATTAGTAACTTTAAATGATTACAAATCATTTGTTAATACATTTAGATCTAGTTATGGATCTGTAGGTAAGGCTACTGTTGTTACAAGAAGAGCTTTCTCTTCCGCAAATATTATTGATCTTTACATTTTAGAAAAAGCAAATGATCTTCAATTTAAAAGAGCTACTCCTCAATTTAAAAAACAACTTTTAGAAGCTATAGAACCTAAAAAAATGATTACTGATGAAGTAGTCGTTGTGGATGGATTAATCAGAACTATCGATCCTATTATTACTATAAGATGTGATGTTAAGTATAAACAACGAGAAGCAGAATTAAAATTAAGAGTCAGAGACAAAATTACAGAATTTTTTAATATTGACAATTCTGAATTTGGAGAACCTTTTGTATCTCAAGAATTGAATGCAAAAATATTTGAAATACCTGAGGTCAGGTACTCAACATTAGATAATCTTCCTAATGTTATTAATATACAATTTAATGAGATTATTCAGCTAAATAACTTAAATATTTTAATGGTATTTGAATAATGAGATACCCTAAGCAAGTGTACTTTGAAGGAACAAAAAACTTTTACAAAAGAAATTATGTAAAAGCAACTGAAATAATTACTCCAAAATTTTATCTTGAGACAGATAGGGAGCTTGCAGGGGAAGATATTAGCATAATTGATGAGATTATAAATACTCATTTAAACATAGCTTCACGTTATTCTGATGTTATTACAAGCTCCATCGGTGGAATTACTACTGTTCCTGACTCTGGTTACAGTGCTATTAATACTGTCACAGGACTTTCACAATTTTTTGTAAAACAAAATAATTTAACAGATATTGATGCAAATGACTTAGAGAGAAAAATACTTTTACCTTTAGGTTATTCTTTAAAAAACTTTGAAACAAGTTCTCAATTTAGGCAATTCTTAGTCTCTTCCTTATTACCATCTATAAGATTAAACACTATTACCAGCCCTGAGGAAAATCCAAAATTTGTAAGTATTGATGGTGAGCCTTTAAAGGATGGCACTTACAATACTATTTCATTTAATAAACATTCATACTTAATAACAAATTTATCTTGGATTTATTTTCTTAATGTTAGTGGACCTTCCGTTCACGGATGGGATATTGTTGCAGATTCATTGGTAGAAACCATTTGGTCGGGCAAAAACTTTATGCTTAATGATGCACTAAAGTGCCTGACAGAATATATTTTCAGAAACTATCAAGCAAAACCTGATTGGGAAAAATATAATTTATTGCCAAGATATTTAAAGCCAAATCTAAATTTAAATGATACGACTTATGTAAGTGGTACTCAACAATTAGATAAATTAAAAACGTATATAGACATTATTTATTCTCCTTTGTATGCTGATAGAGGAGATTTAAGAGTCAAAGAAGCCTTTGATCAATTTATAGAAAACGGTTTTATTTTAGATGATCTTGAAGTTCAAGGTCCTTTTTATAAATTTTTAAAAGCAATATCATTTGCTTTTTCAGATTATAACAACTCTATTGAACTTTTAGAAATTTTAAATGATGTAACTAGGTGTCCAGACAATTTCCTTCCTTACATAGCTGATTTACTTGGTTGGCGACTACTAGGATCTGAACCTCAAAAATGGAGAGTTCAGTTAATAAATTGTGTATCTATTTACAAACAAGTAGGAACTAAAAAAGCATTACAAACAGTTGTAGATTCTACTTTCTCACAAGATTTATTTAATGCTTCTTCTCAAATAATAGATTTATGGGAATCATACATTCCTAATTTAATTCATTATACCTTAGCTACAGAATCTTCCTTATTTAAAGATTTTTCTACTTGGACAAGAAATCAAGCTAATGAGTTAGGTGTAACATATTCACTGTCAAGTTTTGATGAGTGTATTAGGTGTGCTGTAGATAAAATTATTTTAGACGTAGCAAATAAATTTTTATTTAAATTTTGGGTTGAGGGTAATGAATTAAGTGTTTCTAGCCCGTCTTGCACGTTTAATTACAGAGGAAGAGATTATTCAGTACCACCTTTTGAAGAATATCCATTTTACTTAAATCAAAGTCTTACAAATGAAGTAATTAATTACTTAGAAGAAAAATTAATTTGTTTTGGAGTTAGTGAGTCTTTTGCAGGTCAATTATCAAATTACATAAAACAAAACTCTACTCAAAGCACAAACGATGTCAATCTAGGGTATAGCTGGCTATTTTTCACTAGCTCGTCCCAGTACCCTCCAAACTGGGATAATATTCTTTTAGATATATCAAATAAAAAGCCCGAATATTTGTCTTTATGGAATGGCAAGTCATCTCATTTCAAAATATTTTTAGATGTTAATTCATTTAGATTTATTAAAGATTCATTACTTATTAATTCAATAGAAGGTTTAAGAATATTAAATGAAATAATAGATGAGTTTAGCCCAGCACACGCAGTCAAACAACTATACTTTAGGTTGTATTCAGATGATTTTGTAAAATATAATCAAACAATACTTCCCTTAATTTTTGTAAGTAAGACAGATCATGCTCCTTTAAATGAATCTGACACACTTGGCTTATCCAATTATGAAACTTCTGGAAACGATATTAGGTCTTATAAGAGGGGATTAACAACAAATTATAATATAATCTCTAGATCTAAATCAGATAGCCTTACTGATGAGTGTTTTAGCGGAGTGATTAATGCGCCTAGAAAAGGATTTAGAAGAAGAGGATTTAAAAATATCTTAGATAACGAAGGTGTGTATACCAGAAATGGATTTAATATGCCTACTACTTTCAAAATGAAAGTAGATGAAAATTCTTATTCTTCTTTAGGGTTTTTGCCACTTGGACTTATCCCATCATCTCAATCATTTGTTCGTGTGTCTGGACAAGTGATAACACCTAATTTATTGAATGTAACAGAGACCTTTGAATCTTGGAGAAACATACCAGAAATTTATAGTATATGCCAAGGTTTAAATTCAAACTCTATTTTCTCTGGACTTGTTATTAGTAGTACTTTTCCTTGTAGAGGTTTTAGATCCGATGACTTGGCTTCTCCCTTAGGAGACTACACAGTAGACAGAGGTCAATTAAATAACATATTAAGGATGATGCACTATATTGGAGAAAATTCTAAGTATGTTTATATCTCGGCACTTCTAGAACAGAATCCTTCTATTTCTTCTAATGCCCCAAATTACAAAAAACTAATTGATTCCTTGGTAAATCAATTAACTAATCAAGCAAACTCTTTTCCTGCAGCGTTCTCAGACTACGAAAATTTTAAATTTGGAAAAGACATTCATAAACTTCATAGAATTTATTGCACTCATTTTGAAAGACATCCACTAACAAAACAACTTATTAATTTAGATGGACCTAATATATTAGCTCATACGTTTGGTTCAATTTATAGGAATTCAAGACTAACATCATTTGGTTCTGCGTATGCTTCAAACAAAGATTATGTTACTTCCTCTTTATTAAATGAATATTTTATAAGACCTTTCGGGGAGTTTTTTCCGTCCGCAGGAGGAGGAGTATATAATTCATTCTTTTTAAGTTCTCCTGATAAATTCCCACTATCTACTTCTGATTTAGCAAGCTCGTCAATTATTGACGGCATAGAACTTATTCATAGTTTAACTCAAACAGATAACTATTTTTCCGTTTACAATTTAAAGGCATTAGAAATTAATTATCCATTTGGTTCACTTGATCCTTATTTTAAGAATAAAACAATTCTAAAAATAAAAACATCAAATTCTGAAATAAATAGCCCTACATCAAGAGTAAGATTAGATCTAAAAACTTATCAAAATTTAGACAATCCAATTCA